AATTTACTGATCCGATAGACATTGCCTGCGAGCAGGAAGACTTCTTCAGGCAGGAAGCCATCCGCAGGCAAGCCTTGGCGTCTGCACAAGAGTACGACCCAGAGTTCGATGGGGTGCACTGTATCGCTTGCGATGACGACATCCCCGATGGACGCCTCCTGCTTGGCAAGATCCGATGCATCACCTGCCAGGAAATTAAAGAAAGAAGACGACGTTGAACAAGTTTCCACCCCCTATCCCAGTCATTCACCCGCAACACTTACCACCGCCCAACTTGGCGGTGGTTTCCTTTCTGTGGTACCTGCTTGCTGACAAGTGGCAAGTTGGCCCCGGCTACGAAGCCGTTGGGTATGCCGTCATTGCTATCTTTTTAGGAGCAAACTGGTTCAGGTACCTCGGGTCCCCTTGGTTCACAATTCGGAGTGAATAATGCGTATCGCAATTGACATGGCTTCCATCCTCAAGACTTGCCTTGCTGCTGGCAAGGACGCTGAGGGCTACACAGTGGAACACGAAGGCAAGTCGGTGCAGATCAACACCGCTGCCTACGGTTACGAGTTCGTGGTCAACTCGATCAAGGCTGCCCTTGACGAGTTTGGCCTGATGCCCATGGATCTCATCATGGTCACCGAAGGGATGCACAGCAAGGCCCCGCGCCTTGACATGGACTCCCGCTACAAGGCGACGCGTGGCAGCCGCCCTGCCGAGTACTACAACGAGTACCAGTCCCTGCAAGACCAAGTGCGCAAGGCGTTCCTTGACCTTGGTGCGCTGGAGATGGTCTGCGACAACGTGGAGGGTGACGATCAACTGGCGTTCCTTGCCAAGCACACCGAGGAGGATATGGTCATCATGTCCAATGACGGCGACTTGGTGGCCCTGCACGGTGTGAACGCTCACGGCGCGAACGTCCGAGTGCGCATCAACGGCGAGATCGGTTACAACAAGTTCGGCCCGTTCCCGCACCACTTGGTCACCACCTACAAGGCGCTGGTAGGCGACCCGTCCGACAACATCAAGGGCTGCCCCGGCTTCGGCCCCAAGAAGTTTCTCGACTTCATTGCCAAGTACAAGACGACCGGCTTGGTCGAACTCCATGAGATGCTGGAGAATGGTAAGTTGCGAGACTTGGAAGCTCTGGCCGAAGAATGGCAGTGCCCACTGCTGGGCATGCTGTTTGAGCAGCGCATCGAGGTACAGAAGTCCTATAACCTGGCCCGCTTGTACCCCGAGTGGGTGGACAATCTGACCAACCCTGTGCGCTGGTCTGTGGGTCTGGTACGCAGCACGGACGACGAGCGACTCAAACCTTGGAGCATGGCCCAGCGTTTGGTGACCGCCGACAACTTCGACAAAGCCAAGAGCTTCTTCCAGCAGCAGTTGCTGACCTCGCAGTTCGTGGCGCTTGACTTGGAAACGACTGTGCCTGACGAGAGTGATGACTGGCTGGCCGCTTCTGGCAAGGATGGGATTGATGTGATCGGTAGCAAGATCACCGGGTGCGGCTTGACATTCGGCCCCAATAGCCGTTACAGCTTCTACGTGTGTACCAACCATGCGGACACCAACAACTGCTCGATGGAGCAGTTGCGTACCCTGCTGGAGTGCATCCCGCAGACGCTCCACATCGTGTGCCACAACTCTGCTGGATTCGAGCTGCCTGTCCTGTACAACGCCTTTGGCAAGCACTGGCAAGCCAACGGGTGGCGCGGCTTCCTGCCCAACACCATCGACACTCGCATCATGGCTTCGTTCTACGACGAGTCCGGCAAGCAAGGCTTGAAGGACTTGTCCAAGCGGCTGATGAACTACGACCAAGTGTCCTACGACACCGTGACAGGCGGGCGCAAGATGCACCAGTTGTCCGGAGACGAGGTGTTCAGCTACGGTACGGACGACACGGCAGTGACGGCGGGCCTGTTCAACTTCTTTCGGCTGTTCATGCAACTTGAGCATAGCTGGGACACGTTCATGGACACCGAGACGCTGCCACCCTACCTGACGGCCCAAGCCTTTACCAAGGGCGTGCGCATCGACCTGCCCAAACTCAAGCAACTGTCCCGGGACGACGAAGCCGTTTACGACCAGTGCTGGGAAACCTTGTCCAGCTACTTGGTCGAACACGGTTGGGAAGGTGTGCACCCCCCGGTGTTCACTGAGATCAGTCCGGCCAACATCAAGCAAGCTGTGCAGGTCGTGCTGGGCACCGAACTCAAGACCCTGATTCGCACGATCTCTAAGCTGGCTATCCTGGTTCGTGAGATCGACGGCGGCGACCTGCTGGCTCGCTTCATCGAGGACAACGATCTGGACTCCATCAACAAGCTCGTTGCTCAGCACTGGACAAGCAAGCCGATCTTCAACGTGGGCTCGCCCCTGCAAATCTCCAAGCTCATGTACAACGTCATGAACCTGCCTGTGCGGCTGCGCAACCCGGCCACGGAAACGCAGCGTGCAGCAGGTCAGCGTGAGGGCAACCCCCGCACGGATGATGATGCGGTAGGCTTGACCTTGAAGCTGGACGCAACCCCGCAGACAGCCCCCGTCTTGAATGCCCTGCTGACCATGAAGTCCTGCAATACCCGCAAGGCTCTTTACTGGGACGCTTGGCCCTCGATGATTCACTGGGACACCGGCCGCCTGCACCCTTCGTTCCGCCAGAGTGCGACCAACACCCGGCGCTACACATGCAGCAAGCCCAACTTGCAGCAGATGGAAGCCGGTCCGGTTCGGGCGTGTTTGCTCCCGGAACCCGGCCACGTCATTGCGAGTCTTGACTTTGCAGGCCAGGAAGTGCGTGCACTGTGTGCCCTGTCCGGGGACGAGAACCTGCGCTCGGTGTTTGTGGGTGAGTCTCTAAAGGACATCCACAGCATTACGGCCAGCACCTTGCTGGGAGTACCCTACGAGCAGTTCTACGCTGAGTACACCTCGACCGACCCGGCTGTCCAGAAGATAGCCAAGGGTGTGAGGGACAAGGCCAAGATCTGCTTCTTCGCCTCGGCCTACGGTGCCATGTCCAATAAGATTGCCGAGACGCTGGCCATCAGCGAGGACGAAGCCCAGAAGATTCTTGACGCCATCGACCAAGCGTTCCCTCGCACCGTCGAGCATGCCACACAGGTGGAGCGACTTGTCAAGGAGCAGGGCTACATTACACTGCACCCGGGCACCCGCCGCCACCTGCGAGACGAGATTCAATCGCCCGACAAGTGGATTGCTGCCAAGGCAGTGCGCCAAGCTGGTAACGCAGAGATCCAAGGCTCTTGCGCCGCGCAGATCAAGCGGGTCCTGTCCCGCATCTGGTCCAGTGACGTGCTAGACCAAGGTGCTGTGTTTATCGCTTCCATCCACGACGAGGTAGTGCTGTCCGTACCGAAAGACCGCCCCGATCTGGTCAAAGCGGTGCACGGCTTCATGATCGAGGAGTTCTGGCCAGGCTTGCCTGCTGTCTCCAGCGTGGGTGTAGGCCCCAACTACCTCCAGCTTAACGAACTGGGGGAATCTGCAACGCTTGAGCAGATCTCCACCGCAATGGAGGCGATCTGATGCGAGTGGCTCACGCTACCCTTGGCAAGCATGTGTACATGGACGAGAACCTCGATTCCCTGATCGAGTGCTTCTTCGTCCACCACATGCGGGTTCCGGCCGAGTCCGTTGATTCGGAGTCCATCCACCGGTCGGTTTTTGAAAACTCGGATGACCCCGAGTTTCTATCCGAAGTTGCGAGTATGATGCTGCGCTATCCGACAGACCACATCATTTTTGAAAGTGGTCTGTCGTTTCACATTTCGCCGCAAGGCAAGATTACTACAAAGAAAGGTTCCCAGTGACAAACATCATCAACGTGCTAGACCACGGAAGCGTACGATTGGTAGAGCACATGGGCAGCGACTTGTCCATCGTGCGCAACGCTCGCGTCAGCTACGACGCAGAGTGGCGCTCTGGTGAGGACGAAGGCAAGGATGCCAAGCTCCTTGACTACCTCGTGAAGCACTCGCACACGAGCCCATTAGAAGCGGTTAATTTCACCTTCGACATACGTACTCCTATTTTTGTAGCACGTCAATTTATCCGGCACAGAGTATTTTCATTCAATGAAATATCCGCCCGCTACTCCGAGCTGCCTGCCGTCTTCTACACCCCTTGGGTGGATCAAATCACCACGCAGAGTCCGACGAACAAGCAGATGCGCACCAAGGAGCAGCACCCACAGGCGCTGTACTTCCAAGACCTGATGCGCAAGACCTGTGCAGACGCCTTCACCGCGTACAAGGAAATGATCGACGCTGGTGTTCCCCGCGAACTTGCACGGGGAGTCCTGCCTATGAACACCTACACGCATTTCTTCTGCACAGTGGACTTGCACAACCTGATGAAGTTCTGCAAGTTGCGCCTGCATGCTCATGCCCAGCACGAGATTCAGGTATACGCCCAAGCCATGCTTGATCTTGCCAAGCAGGTTGCCCCTATCACCATTGCAGCCGTAGAACGGCACTGGATTGCCTGATGAACCCCACCCTTGCCCAAGACATCGAGAAGTGCAAGCTCTCGTTCCCAATGATCGCCCAGCCCAAGATCGACGGTGTGCGAGCTTGCTACATCGAGTCCTTCACCGGTCGGTCGCTCAAGCCCTTCAAAAACAAGGCGGTCATGGAAGTCTTCTCTGACCCCAAGTACCAACACTTCGATGGAGAGATGGCCTGGGGCTCCATCAACTCATCCTCGCTGTGCCGGGATACGACTTCAGTACTCAATACTGTGAACGGCTCGGCAGATGACGTGGTGTGGCATGTGTTCGACATCACCGACAAGTCTGATTGGACGTACGAAAAACGGTACGCCACTCTGCGGGAGCGAGTAGCGGCACTTAATGATCCACGAGTTGTGGCTGTACCTTCGCAAGTGGTGTGGAACCAGGAGGAGATCGACGCATTGGATGCCTCATGGGTTGCATCCGGTATGGAAGGCACCATCCTGCGTAACCCGCTGGCCCCCTACAAGTCGGGCCGATCTGGCACGTCATGTGGCAGCTTGATTCGCGTCAAGCAGTTCGCGGATGCCGAGGCCACCGTGGTGCGCGTCGTGCAGGCGATGGAGAACCGCAATGAAGCCAAGATCAACGAACTTGGCCATACCGAGCGGTCCTCGCACCAGGAAAATATGGTGCCCAAGGACATGGTAGGAGCGCTGGAGTGTGTCACAGCAAGCGGGCAGGCTATCACGATAGGCCCCGGCAAGATGACGCACGACGAGCGCCGACACTTCTGGGCCAACCAAGACTTGCTGGTGGGCAGGCTCATCAAATATAAGTCGATGGTCAGCGGTGTCAAGGATAAGCCCCGCTTCCCGACATTTTTGTCAATTCGTATGGAGGAAGATGTTTAACATCCTCCCCGCCACTTCAAACCCAAGGAGAACAAGATGACCTTCGCCAACCGAGGCAAGGCGGCGGAAGCCGCCGTCAAGAAGTACCTGAAGTCCATCGACGCGGTGGACACCATTCATTACAGATACCCGGACTTCCGGGCGGGATTCAAGTCTCCTGCACCATGCGACTTCATGGTGCTACGCCACGGCCAGCTAACCTTGCTGGAAGTCAAGTCTGTGGAGCATGCGTACCGCTTGCCCCACAAAAATATGTCCCCTGACCAAGTGGCCCGCATGAGGATGTGGGCTTGTGCTGGGGCCGAGTCTTGGGTTCTTGTCCAGTTCACCACCGGGTGGAGGGCTGAATCTGTTGAGCATTTTCTGGTGCGCGATGGTGGCAGTTGGGACATGAGCCCGATTGAGCCGCGCCCGCTGGTTGCAGTGATGAAGGAAATTTTGTGCTAACCATCTTCAACGACCTACACCTCGGAGCAATTCGCAGCTCCGGCACCACCGCGCAGTCGGCCATCGCCCTGCGCAGCTACGGAATCAACAGCTACATTGACCTGCTGAAAGACGTCAACAACGACGTGATGCTGCTGGGCGACTGGCTCGATACCTACAACATCCCCATGAGCGATGTGCTGAAGGTGTACTGGGCCACGGCTGAGTGGCTGGCCAAGGGCTACCACCTGTACGCAGTCAACGGAAACCACGACTTGTCCAAGTCCTCCGAAAACTTGTCCTCCATGGAGTTCTTGTGCAAGTTGCTCGGTGCCCACTACCCGTACACCTTCCACCACGTGGCCGCCCCTACGATGACGCCTCACGGCTACATCATCCCGCACCTGACCAACCAGCAAGAGTTCGATGACGCCCTTGCCTATGTGCCTGAATGCGACGTGGTGTACACCCACTGCAACATCTCCAACGAGTTTGCCAAACAGGCCGACCACTCGCTGAACATGACGATCGGGCAACTCACCAAGCTGCCTTGCAAGCATGTGGTGAATGCCCACGAGCACCAGACCCGCAGGATTGGCAAGTGTTGGATTCCCGGCAACCAGATACCGACCAGCGTATCCGATTGCCTTGGAAGCAAGGCCAAGTCCTTCATCCAAGTCGATAGCGGCGAGCCTCGCTTGGTGCCGATCGCCTCGATCGCGCACTGGTACGCTGAAATTGACTGGCGCAACCCGGTTATCACGCAAGCCCCGTTCGTTCGCATGGTGGGCACTGCAACTGCTGATGAAGCAGTGTTGGTGGCCACGGCGGTCGCGGACTACCGCCGCTCCTCACAAGCCTTCGTCGTGGCCAACGCCGTTGTGATCGACTCGGTAGACGGCGCGGATATTGCCCAATCGCTTGAGCAGGTCGAAGCCTTCGACGTGATGGGGGCGCTGGGCGAGATTTTGTCCCCTGAAGACATGAAAACCCTGGAGAGCCTGAAGTAATGTTCACCTCACTCAAACTCACTAACTTCCGTAAACACACTGACCGTGAGATCAACTTCCTGTCGGACTTCAATGTGTTGCGTGGAAACAACGAACACGGCAAGACCACCGTGTCCGAAGCCATCGCCTATGCCATGTTCGGTGTATCGTCTCTACGCACATCACTGGATGAGACGGTCACGTACGGCAAGCCTGTCAGCGCCTTGCGTGTAGATCTAGGGATATCCATCGACGGTGTGGACTACCACGTGTCCAGAGGCAAGAGCGGCGCAGAAATCCGCTATGGTGACCAGCACGTGACTGGCCAGACGGAGACCAAGGTGTTCATGGAGCGCTTGCTGGGCACGTCCTCGCAGATGGCTGGCAAGCTGCTGTTCGCCAACCAGACAGAAATCCGGGGCATCTTGGCCCAAGGCCCGGCCGCTGCCAGTTCCCTGATCGAGACCTTGGCCAATCTCCAAGTGCTGGAGACCCTTGTGGAGAAGATTCAGGACCAGCTTCCATGCGGCAACACCACGGCCTTGTCCGGACAGTTGTCCGATCTGCGAGCCAAGGCGGATGCTCCAGCCCCAGACGCGCCTTCGCGGGAACTTGCTGACGCTGCTGACCAGCACGTCTCCACCGTGGCCGACCGCTTGTCTCGCATGGAGTCCAACCTGTCCAGTCTGAAGGGATCGTGGGTACAGGCAACGCAGGATATACAAGAGGCTCGCCAAGCACTGCTGAACAACGAGCGAGTGGCCAAGCGTCGAGCAGTGCTGGAGCAAGTCAGCCACCCGGGAGACGCTACAGTCTCGCAGGAGACACTTGACAATCTGATTCGTCAGGTCGCGCAGGAGACTACCACCCGGGAACTTTACGATGCCAGCCAGATCGTGTTTCCAGACTGCCCCCGATTCGATGGTACTGTGGCCGAGTTCGAGGCTGCCAAACAGACAGCCAACTGGGACAATATCGCTGCTCAGGAAGCCCTACAGAACATCATGGTGTCTAAGGCTCAAGCCGAGGCCAAGAGAATCTCTGATGACGTGTGCCCCCTGTGCAAGCAGGACTTGTCCATGGTTCCAGAGGTGGCCGCCAGCAACCTCAAGATCACCGAGGAGTTAGACCGGCTTGAGCAGATGCGCTTGGATGCAACAGAGCAGCTTACCGCCGCCCGCTCGCTGTGCGCTACCTACGCGGATATGGAAGCGGACGATCGCCGTATCCGCCGCTTGATGACACCACACTGGAAGGCTGGTGACACCATGCCCGTGACGCCACAGTGGGTGCATGGCGTGATTGAGAAGCCTGGTAATACCAAGTCGGCTCTGGCCGATGCCCGTCTGGCAGTGCGCGTCCACCAAGAGGCCATGGCCAAGTGGGACGCCGCCCAGTCAGAGATGTCCTCGCTGGTCGAGGTGCCTGTGATCGACACCACCAAGGCGGAGGTTGCCATCAGTGCCTATGAGGAGGCCAAGCGTATTGTGGAACAAGAGCGTGCAGCACTGGCCGATGCCAAGGTTCACGCTGCGAAGGAAGCCGCTGCGTTTGCCATCGCCAAGGCGGCGTATGACCGACAAGTGTTGGACCGCGCCAACCTGGCCGAGCAGATCGAGAAGACGAAGACCATGATCGAGACCATGACTCACCACAATGATCTGGTCAAGAAACTGCGTGCAGCCCGCCCGGTCATCGCCAACAAGCTCTGGACGACCGTGCTCGGCACCGTGGGCCACTACTTCTCGCAAGTCCGTGGAACCCGCAGCATGGTGACCCGGGACAGCGACGGCTTCAAGGTCGATGGTCAAGGTGTGGGCGGCTTGTCCGGCTCCACTTTGGACGCCCTTGGGCTGGCCCTGCGCCTTGCCTTGGTCAAGACGTTCGTACCCACGGCCAGCTTCCTGGCCTTGGACGAACCAGCAGCCGCGTGTGACAGCACACGAGAGCTGGCCATGCTCGGCACCATCGCCGGGGCTGGCTTTGAACAAGTCTTGCTGGTCACGCACAGTGACCTTGCTGACAGCTTTGCAACCCAAGTCATTCAACTTTAACAGGAGCTAACATGAAACGTACTGTGAAACAACCCGAAGGTCGCAAGCTGGATACCGGCAAACTGCGCTGGTCGCTGCTTCCGCTTGGCACTGTGGCCTCGATCATCGACGTGCTGGAGTTCGGTGCCCAGAAATACGACGTGGACAACTGGAAGAAGGTGCCCGATGGCAAGCGTCGGTACTACGACGCGCTCATGCGCCACATGGACGCTTGGGTAGGCGGTGAGAAGCTAGACCCTGAATCCGGACGCAGCCACCTTGCCCACGCTGGGTGCTGCATCCTGTTCCTGCTGTTCCTGGACCGCTGATGCGACGTCGGGTACCAAAAGTCAACCCTCTGGTGCACAAGGTTGCGCTCAACAACCTGCGCCAGAGGGTGGTGGACATGCGCATCCAGATGCTGATGATGGATGACGGGGAGTACTGCGCGACACATGTGCTGCTGCTCAACCAGCAGCTCACGGTCCTGTCCTTGGCGCTGGAGGCCAGACAGATGCAGGATTCAGAGCCGCACCAAGCCTTGGCTGCCGCGCTCAGTGTGTTCCGGGCGTGCGCCGAGTGTGGTTTCAAGTGGAACAAGGCGGACGCGATGGTCATCGACCACGCGCTCGGTGTGTTTCTGGAATGGACAGGCAAGCTGCCGGTGGCCGAACTCGTAGAATCTACGAGAAAAATGCTTGCCGCATCAACGTAGCCTCGGCCTGCCGCCTGCGTTGCAGACCCTTGTACACGACCCCACCGGCCGTGTTTGGCTTCGTAATCAAGTCGCAGGCATCGGCCAGCCGTCCATCGTTCAGGGCGCGGCGCAAGCGGCTGGCCTTGAACGCGCCCAGTCCGCAGTTGTAGGACCAGCTGGTGCAAGCGGCATGGGCCAGTGGATGCTCCAGCAGCATTGGTGCTAGGTTGGCAACCCGCAAGCCGTATGCTTGCGTGGCGGCGACCAACTCGGCGTACGCGTCTTGCTTGGAGATGGGTTTGGTACTCTCGCTAATGCCCGTCGTCATGCCGTAGCCCCGAGTCCATAGGGGCGGCTTGGCCAAGGTGTCAAAGTACGGGTACACCTTGTCCCCGCGCAAGATCTGGCACCCTTCAAAGGGCGCGATCAGGGCAGTGGCCGTTTCGTACCAAGTAGACACTTACTTCTTCCGAAGTCCACGGTCCATGAACCAGTAGCCAATGATGCTTCCAACGATACCACGGTCGAAGTCACCATAGATGGACACGAAGGCAGTGGCCCAAGCCATATTGGCCATCATGGCCAAGTAGAACAGCGCACACTTGTGCACCGTGTACATGATGATGCAGTGGTAGAACGTGAGCAGGGGCCGCATTGCTGCGGAGAACTTGGCCACCCAACCGCCCGCCTCCCGGGCTTCTGCTGTTTGGCTGGCCACGGCCACCTTCAAGGCATCCCACTCGGATGCGGATTCATATGCTTGGGCGTCCGCCTGGCGCATCTCGGCATCGTGGGCAAGTCGCTTGTCCTGTAGCTCGACTTGCACCATCGTCATGCGGTGCTCGTGGTCTCTCTCCTTGTCTTTGTCCTTCAGGTCCATCCAATGTTGAACAAGACGGCTTGCGCCGCCGAACACCAACCCCAGAATTTCAAGCATCATTCACCTTTCGACCGGATTTTCCGGGTAGTTTCTGCGGTGTACCCAGCCACCAGCCAAATGAAGATCTGCACCTTGTCGGCCGCGTAGTCGGTGCGCCAAAACTCGTAGGCCAAGCCCAAGGAGAAGATGGCCATACCGGCGAAGCACAGACGCTGAATGTTGGTATCCTCAAATCGGGGTGACCAAACGGCGAGGAAGCTGCACGCCGAGATTAATACCAAGGCGCAGCAAGTGGTGGTAAGCATGAGGTCCATGGCCGTTCACTTCTTCGGGAGGAACCCACGGATCATACTCTCTAAGTCCATCATGCGCACGGTGTCGTACACCTTTGAGCATACAGCCATGCCGAAAAAGCCAACGAATAGCGAGGTCAACTCCAGTGGCAAGCCGCTGCGCGTGGCCATCCACTGGGCACCATAATACGACAAGGCGCAGCCGCCAAGGAACATGGTGATCTTCTCGGGCATCGTTCCCTTCATGAAGGTGAAGGACAAGCAGGCCCCAATTAACCCAGCTGCCTTGGAGGCGAATACGTCGAGGTCAAGTATGGAAGAATAAGGCATGGTGGTGTTCAGTAGTGCAACGCTCATTGTTGCATGGTTTTGGTTCCATCAAATGCCATTATGGGCTCTTGCTGCGCTGCAAAGTACCGGTAGAGGTCTGCCGTTAACATCCTCCCCGTCCTAAAGGCAGGGGGGATGTCAAATCCCCAGGGTTATTTCTCGGAAATCGGTTGTGTGGTTACGATGCGCAGGAGAGTGACGATCACGCTGATGGCTATGCCTACATACATCTGCCCGATGGGAGTGAGTGGCAGTATGCCGATATAGCCTTGAAGCACTGAAAGCCCGGCAAGGACCAGCGAGAACAGGACGGTGCGAGACTTTAGGAGTTGAGTCATGGTAGTCATATCAGTAGATAGGTTTAATGTTGATGATGTAGGAGAAGCTGGGAATGTTACTTTCCAACCCACCCTGTATTTCCTGTACCAGATTGCTTGACATACAAAGATGTCCCTGCGCCGCCATCAGTTCGCATAAATAACGAGCCAACACCGGACGCCACAGCGCCTTCCGGAGTACCAGAACCGATAAAAATACTCACAGCGCTTTGGTTACCGATTGAAAATTGCGTTGCATAAATCTGTGCGGAAGCGGCCCCGGCTTTAAGCAAGGTCCGACCAACAACGTCGTCAACCCGCAGATAGTCACTGGCCGAACTGGTTGCTGCTCCATTCGAAATATCAAGCCAGTTTCCTGCCGAGTTGTTCAGCCGCCAGCCGGGCTGCGTCGATCCCTTGATCTGCGGCTTATTGCTGGCGTCGGCTTGTTCGAGCACGTAGGAGTTTGCAGAATTGGGCACAGGGAACTTCATCAATCCTTGATTGATGTTATTCGTTCGCGTTCCGTTGTCTGTGTCGGTTACACCAGTGGCAAAGCAACCAATCAGGACAGTATCCTGAGCATTTGGGTAGATGGTGTAGCCGTTGGCGCTTCCCTCAAAATAACAGCCAAATAAACCTACGCTGGTGCAACCTCGGGTGCCAGCCGCACTGCCAATAATCAGCTCATCGGAAAGGCCTTCAAATACGTGGCCGTACAGGTTGCATCCCGTCGCTGCGTTCAGGCGCATACCGGTGCCGGTGGATCCTTGAGAAGAAGTTCGGCCCCCGTACCAGTTCCAGGTAGTAATTTGCTCTTTTGTGGCGCTGGTATCGCCCAAGTCCCAGCCTATCCCACCGGTAGAGACACCTTCAGTGAATACCTCGTAGAAACTGTTGTACCAGTTGCTTGGGCCTCCAGAGCCTGCAAGTGTGGCACCCGTCATCTGCCAGGAAATGACATTTCCACGAAACACGTTACCGAAATTTCTCCACACACAACGAGAAAAGCCCGTCATATTCCACATGACCGTGTTTGTGGTAAACGTTACCACCGGGTCTGGATAAATAGAGAAGTCGGCGTATTCTGTCCAAAACACAGTATCAGCACTTAGCTGCGAAGATGCCGAGGCGTTCTTGAACATAGTTCCACCGTTCTGCGTCATCAGCAGAACTGTTTGCCACCGACCGGCGCCTTTAAGTGACGCACCATTTTTCAGAACTAGCCCAGAAACACGGTATGCTCCAGCAGGAATAATTATCGTAACTCCGCCTCTGTTGTACCCTGACACAACAGACCAGACACTGTTAGCGTAGTTGATCGCCGCCTGAATCGCCGCAGTGTCATCAGTAATACCATCACCAACCGCACCAAAATCTTTGACGCTCACGACCTCTCGCATTTTATCCTGGGCGGTGCGAGACACCGCGCCTGTACCTGCTTGAATAAAGGCCGAACTGGCGCTGTCTGACGTGCCCTGCGCCAAGCCTTGCATATAGCGAGCAAGGATCTTGGCTCCCAGTGGAGGTGCGCTGGTAAACACCAGCGACGTCCCTGCGGACCAGGTGTAGTCCGTGCCAGGCAACTGCGTAACGCCAGCGATCGCCACATCAAGGTTGTTCAGCGCACCAGGATTGGCAGACAGCGTGAATGTTGTTTGCGTACCATTACCCGTGAAGATGTCGGCGTTACTACTACCACCACCACTACTACTGATACCAGTCAACGCAGAACCGTCTATAGCAGGCAACTTACCGAACGAATCCAGCTGAACCACCGAGTTGGCGCCGGTTCCCACATTCAGCACTGCCGCTGTACCAAGACCAAGGTTAGCCCTTGCACCGGCCGCTGTGCTGGGAACATAGCTCACACACTGCCACCCATTGACCGTGCCAGAGGCCGACTTCGGAGAGAAGATGGCGACGTCCCCAGCCACCACTGAGATATTGGCACCGTTGGGTAGGAGCAAGGTGGTGGCGTTGTGAGTAAGCGTTGGTGTACCGGAGAACCTTACGACCACAGGCCCTCGGTAGTTGGTACCCAGGCTAGTGATTGACGCCGTACCGGTGACAAGCAGCTTCATGCTCGTCTGGCCACCGATATCAATGGTGGCCGCCGCCACGACGCTGACTTCGGCCGCTTGGTACGACTCATTGAGAACGTCCCAGATGGTACCAAAAGCGGCTCTGGCAACGCCATTAGTTGGGTTAGGGTAGGTGTCGCTTACACCTGTTCGTGCGGGAAGCATCGTCATCAAATTCTCCTTGGGTTGAAACCTCGGCCTTCAGGCCGATACTGTGTTTTACAGAAAAGTATCCTATAATGTAAGCAATGAAAGCACGCCACAACTACCGATTGTACCCGACGCCTGCGCAAGCCAAACAGCTTGCGCAGACTTTCGGCTGCGTCCGGTATGTGTACAACTGGGCGCTTGACTTGCGCAGCGTTGGTTTTAAAAATGGCGAAAAGATTGGCTATGCTGAAACTAGCGCGGCGTTGACCAAGCTCAAGACTCGGGCTGACGTAGCGTGGCTTAATGAAGTTTCCAGCATACCTTTGCAGCAGTCTTTGCGAGACCTGCAAACCGCATACAAAAACTTCTTTGACAAGCGCGCTGGCTATCCCTCTTTTAAGCGCAAGGGTGGCCCACAGGGTGCCGAATACACCAAAAGCGGATTCAAGTTTGATGCGGAGACTCGAACTCTGACACTTGCCAAAATTGGCTCAATCAAAGTCAAGTGGTCGCGTGCTGAAATACTTGAACCATCCAGCGTGCGCATCTTGCGCGATGCCTCGGGCCGATACTTTGCATCGTTTGTTGTCGATATTGAGCCCCTTGCATTGCCGCCCACTGGTGAAACGGTTGGTATCGACTTTGGTTTGAACCGACTTGCCACTTTGTCCACTGGCGAGCGAGTTCCCAACCCAAAGCATAGCTACAAATATGCCAAGCGTATGGCCACCTTGCAGAGGAGGCTGGCCCGCAAGAAAAAAGGAAGCAACCGTAGAAAAGAGGCGGCTCGCTGTGTTGCAAAACTTTACGCAAAGATTGCGGACACCAGAAAGGACGCTGCACACAAGTTTTCGACTTCGATAATCAAGCGCTTCGACGCTGTATATATCGAAGATTTACACCTGCGTGGCATGGTTAAAAACCACAGCCTTGCTCGTAGCGTGTCAGATGCTGGTATTGGGATGATTACTCAAATGCTGGCATGCAAAGCGGAGCGCTATGGGCGCACGCTGGTAAAAATAGACCGCTGGTTTCCGAGTAGCAAGATGTGCTCGGCATGCGGTTACATCAATAAGTCCGTTGTTCTCGGCGTTAAAGATTGGACGTGCCCAGCTTGCGGCTCGCACCATGATAGAGACGACAACGCGGCCACGAACATAAAGGCGGCTGGGCAAGCCGTTTCTGCGCATGGAGGGACCGTAATACCAAACAAGGCCAAGGCTTTGGAAGGCAAGTCCCGTCGAAGTGCGAACCTCAAGACTGTTAAGCATGCAAGTGTTTGATGGTTTTGGAATCCCCTGCCTTCAGGCAGGGGAGGATGTCAAGTTCAATATCCTTTGACAGTCAAATCCACGGTAGCGCCGGACACTGCGACGTGGGAAGAATTGTACACCTTGACCAGCCTGCTGATCTTGTCAATCTCCACGGTCTCGCCTACGGACAAGTTTGCTTGCAGGGTGGCTTGAATGTTGACGACTTTGGTGAAGTTGCGGGTCAGCGGGATGATAGTTCCGCTGGCGCTAATGGGCAAGTCGTTCACTTGTTCCTCAATATCTGGCGCGTCGATCACGAACGCCATGTAGGTGATCTTGGGCTGTACGGTCGAGGGAGTCAAGGTGACACGGAACTGGTACACGTCAGCAGTGGCAGGAATCTGCCCAGGCCAAGGTGCCCATGGGGTAGCATCCGCATAGGTGGGATCATTGCTCGCCCTGTAGAAGCTGTCGGAGTTAGACGGGCCATAGAAGCTGGCGGCGTCCAGCCCAAAGAAAGAGACTGGACCGATGATTCGGTACTCGATCGTGGTGGTGGCCGCACCCTCAGTCGTCAACAGCAGAGTGGCGTTGCTGCCAGCCAAGATGGCCGATGGGACATACCCAAGTGTGGTGTACACCACCTCGCTCCAGGATGTTGGGTCGTAGAACGGGTAGTTGTCCCCGATCGTGGAGCCGCCTCCAGTGTCGGAGTGGTAGAAGCTGTCGTTGTCCGGCCCGTAGAAACTGTCCAGATAAGTTGCAACAATGTCACCGCCAGAGATCGACCCACCTGTGATCGTACCAGGGTAGCCCAAAGCATCCAGGTCGAAGGTAACCAGCACGTTGGCCAGAGCAGCGTCTCCGAGGTCAGTGATGATGTACGTTGGGTTGACGGACTCGTTTCCGCTGGTGTCCACCGCCTTGATGAGGATCGTAACCGGGCCGGTCGGCATGGTGGTCATGCTGTAGGGAGTCTCGGTAAGGAAACCAGAGTGCATGGGCGTGGCACTGGCCCAGTTGATATTGTTCCCTACGTGGAACCGGACTTGGTAGCCACGCAGGTCAAGCACGGACACTGGGGTCCAGGCCAAGGTGGTGCCATAGATCGTCAAGGTTGGTACATCTGGTGGCGGTGAAGACTTGCCGATGATTGTGTGGGTTAGATACGACCAATCCCCGCTGATACCGAGAGTCGCATTGAAGACTCGGGCTCTAATGGTGTACGACTCCCCATCCTGCACACCAGAGAAGTACGTGGAGCCATTCGACATGGCCATGGTCACGGATTCCCACGTATTGGTGACTGTCTTCTTGGCTTGTACTTCGACGAAAGACGCACCGAGGTAACTGGTCTGCTGCCACGATACTTTCAGACGGGACACAATGTCACCTGACCCAAGCACCAGCAGCACAGCTTCCCCAGACTCGGCGGCCAGACCTTGTACCAAGGGGATAGAGAACGGGTCTGGCAAGCCTGTATTGGGCGTCTCATCCTCCACAATAGCATCTGCTTGATCCCAGATGGTTGGGTCGTCCTCTTTCAAGGCCAGCTTGATAGGCTCCCCAACCTTGTACGACTTGTCCAGCACCCTGAACACCTTGTTGGTCATGCCGAACAAAGGCAAGGTCAAGGTCAGGCGGTCTCCGGGGCGCAAGCGCCAGGCTGCGTAAGAGAAGTCTGCCGTGATGGACAACGCGTTGCGCGTGTCCTCCATGCTTATGCGTGCCAGGTCATGCACACCCTGCACGTTGTTCGTGTAGGGATAGTCCACGTCGATGGCGAGTTCTTCTCCATCAGCAGACCTGTACACCGTATTGGTGTACGGGGTGTAGTCCGTCGGGACATACTGGTTGGCCGGGCTGGAGTAGCGGCCGCGAACCAAGTTGTACACATCCACCAAGCCGGGGCCTGCATTGACGGCTAGAGAACCAACAATAGCGTCCTGTTGTAACGCTACAACAGGTGCGCGGTACTTGCCAGCGTAGATGCTCCAAGTGGTAGCGTCCAGAGTGCCCGCCATTGCGTCAGCCATTAGCTCAAGGATCTTCTTCGGGGCCTCTCCCGCTGTCACCATACCATTGAAGGTGTAGCGCTTGCGTGTGGGTGTGCCCACCATGTCATCGCAGTCATTGGCAGCGGCCGAGTAGTCGCTCATGGGAATGGACACGTCCGGCACCCCGATGTACGGGCCGCGTAGGTAGTCCAGAATCACCAGAGCAGGGTTGTCGCTCCAAGCCGTTACGCCTGTGCGGGGGTCGTACAGCTTTTTCCCGGAGATCAAAGCCTTGACGGACGGTACTCCGTTTTGGAACTCGGGCTGGGTCAGGTTCAGGGTGACAACCAAGTAAGCGTGGCCGGGAAGGGTGTGGTCGGCCGTCCATTTGGTTGGTAGGACGCTTCTCAGGTACGCATCAGCAGGCTCTCCTGGCGTACCCAGGTGCTTCTGTATGTTGAGCTTGGAGTTGGAGTTAGACTTAGACACGCTTGTAGGATCCAAGCTGTCAATGAAGCCACCAGTAACAAATGTGCTTGTACGGCTCAAGCTACCAATGTAGTTATAGCTGATGATATAATTATAAATATCACTGTATTCGCTTGGGTTAATAGTAACTAAAGTACCTGAAATGGTAAAGTCTCCTACAGGTACTGTATACCCACTTCCGGCCCTATGTATTGATACCGAGCCTGGAACGTAGTTACTTGGCAGTGTCCAGGTGTCAACTTGGTACATTAGCTCTGAGATAGTCTCGGTAGTACCGTTGTAGTATACGCCGTTGTACACCCAACCGTCATTATTAAGATCACCAACCAGCTTGTCAGCTATGTATATCTCATGGTAGGCAGTTATTTCGTGGGCCGCCATCTCTACAACGAGGTGCTTGAACTCGTCGTTGTCCCCGCTGCTGAAGATTGCCACCACGTTACCACCCACCATATCCTTGCCGTAGATGGTGCGGTAGTACTGCTCGGTGGTCACATTGGTGACCGTACGGTCCTGAAGCGACGCAATGGCTGCTGCCTGCGCGGCGGCGGCACGGGCGGCCAAAGCAGCCTTGGCTTTCTTCTGCTGGGCGTTGCCATACAGAGTCGCCCCGATCATGAAAGCGATCTGGCCGTAGGTCACTCCCAATACAGCCACAGTGGAGAAGAAGCTGGTAATCGCGGAAACTACCGCCGCTTCAACGGCAAAGGCCGAACCCGGCAGCAGGGCCAACAGGAGCAGGAGCGCCGCCTTCAATTGAGACTCCAGAACGCCGTAGCAGCGGATTGTGGGTAGAACTGGAATCCAGAAGGTATGGAAACACCAATCACGTAGGGGCCTGATACGATACACATACCCCCAAGTGTACTAGGAAGCAGGGCCAGATCTCCGTCTTTGGGAGACGTACGCAGCTTGGGGCCAAGTCTGGCAGACACCCCAGACTCTATACCACCAACGGATGCGATCACCCGCATGGCAGCGACCTTGTTGTCCCATAGTGGCAAGTCGGACAGAACGTGCCTGCCAGTACGGTACGACACCCACTCCGATGCGAACATCACGCAGTCGTGTACACCCCACTCGAACGGGGTATAGAGCTTGCTCATGAGGTACTGGTCTAGTTTCATGCCAACCCCGATTTCTGGAATTTCTTGGAGAGCCACAACTGTGGATTGGCAAGCAGATCAGCCTGATACACCATACCCAAGCTGCCTGGACTCAAGTTCTGGTGGGTGATGTTGTTCAGGCGCAGGTTGCGCGGACGCTGCAACCGGTCGGCCGAGGGCTTACACCGTACCGTCACCGATCCCCCGCCATCCTTGCCCACGTCCACCACCATCTGGTCCAAGGTACCGTTCCAGCACATGACAGGCACGTCAACCAGCACACCATCTACCATGGGGCAGATGTACAGCCGGGCGTTCTTGCCACGGTAATCCGTAGCCGGAACCAAGGTCAGGGCCAAGATGGCTGGGTCAGCGATATTGAGCGTCAAGTCGATCGGGGAAGATTCCAGCTTCACCATCTCCTTGACATCGTTGATGGCGCTCAACGTACCAGCACCGATCCAAGTGTTACCACCCCAGACCAAGCTCTGGTTCCATGTGGTGAATCGGATGGTGGCCGCCCGGAACTCCAGCTCTGCGAAGAAGGCTACGCTGATGTACTGGGCAGACAGCGCATTTTGCTGCGCTGTGGTGAGCGTGAACACGTCAGATTCTCCAGTCTTCGAGCAGGTCGAGGGCCGCGCCGCTCACGACCACCGTGGAGTAGTCCCATCCAACCTCGGGCTGCTGCTGCCGAAACAAGGCGGTGGGCTTGTCCCACACCACCGGGTCGGTCGTCACCCGGGCCGTGCGGTTGGCCGGGGAAAAGCTCACCGTGGCCGTTCCGGTACCCGACAAGGTGACGTCTGAAGTGACCATCACGACTTGGCGGTCGTACCCAGAGCCAAGCCCCAAGTAGTCCCCGGCCTTGAGGGTCATGTTGGCCTGCCCAGCCCCGGCAGTAATGTCCATGCTGGAGACCCCCGCAGCAAGTGGGCTGGCTAGGGTTGGGCTTCCGCGCATGGTCCCTATGGGGGCTGGGCGACCAACGTTGTGCAGGGCGAGATGGTTACGGTTACCCTCAAGCTGCATCAGCAGTGCTTGGTACGGGCCAGACTCGGCACTCGTCAACTGATCGAACGTGACAGCGACCTTCCACAAGGGGTATCCGCCGTTGATGCCTTGTACGCCGAATATGCTTCGGTGCACCACGTCCTGGGACATGCGAGACCAGCGCATGTTACTCACTCGTAGGGTGGAAGGGAAGCTCAAAATGGTCATCTCTGCAAGGCTCCAGATTGTTCAAGTTGGTCCACCAAGCGGGCGTTGCCCGCCTGCACAGCTTGCCCAACCAGCGCCCGGATTTGGCCTTGGTCGGACCGGCTGTCAATGTTGACCACCAGATTCTGCGAGATGGTAACACCACCTACGCCGCCAAGTTTATCGGCTGGGGTGATGACACCGGAATTTGCACCAGTCATCAGGTAGTCTCGGCCGCCCATGGAGAGCAACTCAGTACCGCGCTCGTTCACTTCATAGACAGACCGGGGGTTAACGGAGCCCCCGGATGCGAGACCAGTCAGGGAGAGTAGGTTGTAGGCCGCGTTGGTTTCTTCAGCCATGGCCACGCTGCTGCTGACCATGGAGGACTGGAAGCTGCTGCCCCCAAGTAAGCTGGAGAACACCCCACCAATATCGCCTTTGGCCATAGACCCGCCAAGGGTAGACATGATGCCACTGCCGACTCCGCCGAGCAGGTTGTCCATCATGCCCTTGACGATCACAGTGAGTGGGCGCTCCAGCAAGGCTTCTTGCAGGTAGTTGCGCAGCTTCTGGCCCCCTTCCTTGCCGCCCTTTAGCAAGCTGGTGGTGATCGAGCTGGTCAACGCCGTGCTGGTGTCCGCTGTGAACTGCTTGATGTCATTCTCGCGTTGGGCCTTCATCGCATTGACTTTGGCCATCTCGGCCCCGGTGTCGCGGCGCTGGATTAGGGCCTGCTTGTTGGCTTCCGCCTTGATGCGATTGTCCACCGAGTCTTCCCATGACGTGCGGTTGCTGGCCGTCTCGCTATCCGCCAGGATTTTGGACCACATGCGCTCGTTGTTCTGCGCCTCGGTCACCACTTTGTTGTAGCCCTCCAGCTCGTCCGCGTACTTCTTCAGGTACTCAATCTTGGCCTTCGCCCCAGCAGCTTCGATGTCGGTCATGCCAGCGGTAAACACTGTGGGCAAGGCGTTTTCCGCAAGCTGTGCATCGTGCTTGTCCATGGCCAGCACAATCTTGTTGTACTCGCCTGTAGTGGCTTCCCGATAACGCTTGAGGTCTTCCAACCGAGCCATCTGTGCACGCTCGTCCTCGACGCGGGAAGCGTCTCGCAGCGCCTTACCCTGCGCGTTGTAGATGGCTTCCTTGGCAGCGGCCAGATCCTTTACCTTCATCTTGCCCAAGGCTGCCAGCTCTTTGGCCGTACCTTGGTTGATGGTGGAAACCTTTTCGTTGTACTCATCCTCAATGGACTTTACGCTGGCCGCCACTGCCTCTGCGTGAGTGCGAAGACCAGCCTTTTCTTCAGCGTCAATCAATCGGCGCTGGGACGCATACGAGTTGGAGATCTCCTGCAAGGCCGAGGACAAGTCCTTCTTGGCGTACCCAAGGTACGGCGCTCCGGTAATGTTGTCCTTCAGAGACAGATTGCCGAACTTGTTTTTGGGCGCGTTGAGCGACTGGTTGTACTTGGTGTCCTCAGCGAGTTGCTTGGAGGCCAGCTTGTGCCCAGCGATCTGTAGATCGAGTTTCTTCTCAAGGTCGATCAAGTCCGCGATCTGTGCGTCCAGTTCGGCCTTGGCCCCTGGAGTCCGGCTGTACCCGGTGCTGGCGCTGAACGGGTCATTCCCGGTAGGCGGCAGATCAGCGAGGTCACGCTTTGCTTGCAGGGCCTCTCTGGACGACTTGGCGTCAGACTTTGCCTTGCCGATGTCACGCTCGCGCAGCAAATCCTCAAGGGAGATGTTGCGGCGCAAGGCTTCCGACTTGTCGTTGAGCGCCTTGGTCTCTTTCTCAAGCCGGTCGATCATCGACTTGGCGGTGTTCTCAGCCAGGTTGCTCTGCGCCGACTCCATGGCCTTGCCACTGAACAAGTCGTATAGCTGCCATGCGGTGATGGCCAAGCCGATCACGGGTAGGAACCGGGACATCCACGCGATGGTGGAAGCGATACCGGTCGCGGCAGTCGTCATGGAAGCAGCGAATGCGGAGGTGCCAGTGGCGGCTGTGGTCATGGCTGCGCCTACAGTGGTGACCTGCTGAGCCATGTTCATTTTGGACATGGCCGTCATGTCCACAG